CTAATTTTTTACCCGCTTGTGCTGCAGAAATAAACGCAGCTACTGAACCGTCGTCATCATCCCCTAATGCTAAGGCAGGAGCGAAAGACAATAACTCAGTTAAACCTTTTCCTAGTAATGTTTTTTGTTGAGGAGTTTTTAACGAAGGTAACGAGACATCAACTTGTGCACTACGCTTTCGTCTTTCTGCTTCATAGGGACTTGGCCCAAGTGCCGCGCCTGATCTAACGTCTGGAGATAAACCTAATTCGTCTTTAATTTTAGCTTCAGGCGTAAATAAAAGATTTTCTAATCCTGGTATTTTTGCTAGACCAGCGATACCCGCTTCAGCAAGAAACGGAGAAGCAGCCCCTAGCAACGCACCTGTTATTTGTTTTTTCGGCTCTTTAGTATCTCTACGAAACTGGGGTGTAGGTGCAAACTGTCCTGAACGAATAGGATTAACTTTAGGTGCAGCAACAAGATCCGCGATTCCCCCACCACCGATATTAAATCCGAAGTTTTTAGCCATGTTACGCTCCTAACTTACGAGAAGCCCTTGGAAAACGAGACGAGATTCCTCCCCCCATATTTTTCTTAGCAGGGTTAAATCCCATTTTACGCACGACTTCGGGAGCTTTTTTAGCTAACGCAGCTAATCCTTTATTTGGTATTGGTCGTCCACCTTCAGACTTTTTCCTAGGTTCTTCCATTAATCCTGCGTCTCGAGCTTTTTGTCCCATAGAAATAATTGCATCTACTAAGACTTTTGGCATATCTCCTGCAGCCGCTGCTAACTCGTCAATAGTTTCTTGATCAACCCCAAAAAGTTCTAATGCCTGAAAAGGAGTATATATCCCCCCACGTGGTTCTTGTTTTTCTTTTTCGACTTGGCCACCTTCTTTAAACTGAGCATAATTTCTAGGTGTATAGTAACTAGCATCGTTACTAAACGGTGTCTGTTGAGCAGTACCAGAATAACCCGTACCACCTGCTAACGGCCCAGCCCCAGTTAAGAAGTTTGCAAAACCAGACATAAGTTGGTTCGGCAAATTATATTGACCTACAAAGTTTTGATAATTTAAATCTAGTAGAGCTTGGTTTCTAGCACGATTCATCGCACCTGTTTGCATGAGAGAACTTACGTCTCCTGCTTGTAACTGTGGTCTCAACTGGGCTTGTTGTGACATCGCTTGAGCACCTTGTTGTTGACCAGCTGCTAATTGACCTGCTAATCCACTTAATTGTTGCCCTGCACCAGTACCCATACTAAACAACTGTTGACCAGTACCAGTACCCATACCGTAAATTTGTTGACCAGCTTGACCTAACGTACCCGCAGTAGCTTGTTTAGCTGCTTGTCCAGCTTGAGCTGCTGCTAATCGTTGGGCTGCAGATTGACCAGCTAACCCTGCTTGTTGTGCCCCAGCTCCTGTACCGATGTTAAATCGTTGTTGTCCTAAGTTAGCCAAAGATTGAGCTAAACCAGCTTGCGCAGATCCTGCTTGAGCACCTAATCCTGCGGTTTGAGATGCGGCCCCAGCTTCAGCTGCTTTTTGTCTAGCAAATTCACCTAGTGCAGCGTCTCGAGCAGAAGTAAATCCACCAGCACGAATCCCTGCTAATGCTTCAGCTAATCCACGAGTTTCAGCTATTTGTCTTTCTTGAGCACCTAAACGAGAACGAGATCCTCCAAAAGCGCCTGACGAAACTTCAGCTGCATCACTAGCTATATCTCTTTGAGCGGCAGCTTTTTCTAAATCTTTAATTGTTTGTTGAACGACTGCTTCTTCAAACGGGTTTTGAAAACGATCTATATCAGCTGTATCGAACCCTGCTGTACTAGCTCTAGTACGTTCTAACGCTTCTTGTAAAAAAGGTTGTTGAATATCAGTAGCTCTACGGGCAGCAGCTTCAGCACCTGCAAGTGTAGAGCGCCCTTCAGTAGTACCTTGTAATATATTTGCAAGACCTGATTGATATCCTTCTTCACCACGACCACGAACCCCAGCTAAAGCATTAATAAGTCCTTGTTCGGCTTCACTAGCTTTATCAACCCCAGCTCCAACGAACTCGGCTCCTTGATCAATACCTAGTCTTGTATAATCTTCACCTTGTTGTAACGCACGAAGAAGTTGAGATTTCGCTTCTGAAGTTCCCCCAGCTAATGTAGCTAAGGCTTCTTCTGTTAATCCAGCACTACGCGCTAAAAAAGGAGCGAACGACCCTATACCTTGGTCAGCGAGTTGCATAGCGAGTTCTTCTCTAGGAGAAAACCCTGCAATCCTTTGACCTGTATAAGTAAACGGGGAAGTATCCGCGCCACCTAACTGTTCGAGTTGGCTACGATAGTACGCTTCAACACTCGGTAATAATCCTAATCGGCCCCCTCGTCCTGTTAATAAATTATAGACAAGTTCATCGGGAGCCTGATAACTAAATGCAGTTTCGTTAGCCATAACTATTTACCGAAATTAATTTTATCGAGGGTTGCGATTCCTTTATCAAAATCACCTCCCCCTACTTTCTTAACTGCCTCATGAGACATGACGTATTCTTTATCACTCGCCCAGATAGGTACGAGATCCTCCTTTGGGCCTCCTGGCCCGTCTACTTCGCCGCCTTCTAAAAAGAGTTTACGGCCTAATACAGAGCCTTCAGGCGGTTTTCCTCCCCCCGACATACCGATACGAGGAGCTGAGACTCGAGAAGGTTGGAAACGAGGTCTAGGAGCGGAAACTACTCTTTCTGTTTCGTCTTCGCCTATTGCTTCTTTTGCTAAAATACCACCGATAGTTCCTGCGCTTTCGCCTAATTGTTTAGCGACTACAGGGTTTTCTTCTAAGTATTTTTGTAATTTTTCTATCTGCGTTTCCGGTCTAATTAAAGGATTTTCCGCATTAGAAATCGGAGAGTTTAATGGTTCAATAGGAGAAACAGTATCGGTTAACGTCGTCCCTGCTTCAACAGGCATCCCCGTGGAAGCTGCATCTATCTCTGCTAATGAGGGAGCAGTTTTTCCTAGTTCAGCTAACAGCTCTGCAAGACCACCTAAAAACGCCTCTTTTGATTCTTGTTGTAAAGGCGCGTCTACTTTTTTACGGTATTGATCATTTATCGCTTCTACTAATCGGCTTCCCCCAAGATTACCGATACCTGTATTAGCACCGTATGTAGCGTATTTATTAAGAATATCCGTAGTAATATCAGACGGAAGACCAATCTCTTGGTTTTGTTCTACCATCTTACGAGCATTAGATTCAGGGTTCGCCATAGCACGAACTAAAGAAGTGGTTTGTTCGTCGTCGAATATCCTGGTCATGAACTTTTCTTCTTGGCAGGTTTTTTCTTAGCTGTAGATTTTTTAGCTTTACCGCCCTTCATAATATCTTTATCAACAGTAGCTGCTTTACCACCAGTAAGAACAGAATTTACCCGAGCCATTGCCCACTGATGTTGTGAAGCTCCTGGGCGATGTCCTGTTTTATAGGCAGCTAGACCTCGTTTATAAACACGGGCTAGTTGCCCAGCAGTAACTTTTTTACCTTTTTTACGAGCAGCTTCAGCTTTGTTAGACAAAGCCTTTTTAGTTTTTGCTGAAAGACTCATGATTTTGTACCAAACCTCTCTCTAAAGCGCCGTGTATATTTAGACTCTATAGTTTTCCTACGCTTACCTTTTTTCTTATCTGTAGAAAATTTGTAAGCAGAAGGGTCACTTAGAGACTTCTTCTTGTTTCTAGCTATTTCTTTCTTACGTTTTGCTTTTTCTTTCGAAGAAAGACCAGCTAAATACTTTGCAGGAACTTTAGGTTGTTTCTTAGTCTTTTTCATGACTATAACGACACCACTACGTTACCATTGGTAGCAACACTAACCGTCCCGATACTCCCTGTTGCGCTAACACCAGAGGTGCTTGGCGTTGAGATATTCTGCCAAGAATTACCCAAATATACTTGAAGAACGTTCTCTGTAGTATTCCAAATAACATCGCCTTTTTCAAAACTTAACGTATCACGTTCCGCTGATGTGTACTGTGGAGTGCGGTCAGGGTCAAAATTACCAACGTTTAGTTCTAATAGACGCATAGCTCTATTGAACGTAGGTGCCTCTACTGTAGAAGTAACCGCTTGAGGTAATCTTCCTGCTAATATCTTTCCCATCAACGCCTACCGTTAGGCTGAACGTCTAGCCTTGTTGCGCCAATCCTAAAACCAACACCTAATCTATCTACAGTTTCTGCATCGTCGTCAGATTCGAAACGTACTGCTGCTTGTCGGCCTCTAGCTCTTGTATCTACTTTAGTTGTTGTAGCAGTAAACGAACTTGTTTGATCGGTAGTTAAAGAATCTCCTGGAAAATTGCGGGCTTTTAAAACCAAATTAATTTTTTGTGTCCCAGAAGAATTACCTGTGAATTTAACATCTGGGATAAAACGCCTAACGAACTGAAACTGTTCTCCGTCTCCAATATCGAAATCAGCGCTTTCAATAAAAACGTTATCCATAGGAGAACCGTCGTTATCGAACCCTGTTTCGTGTGAATACAGATAAGCAGTACCGCTGTCTTTTCCTGCTGCTCTTGGAAAAGCTACCAACCCTTCATCTAACCAAGCTGTTCTAGAAAGTTCTCCAATCGCCCACGTATTTTCAACGTAGTTATAAGTTACATACCTATCTATAACAGTGTTTTCACCTGAACAGTAAAACCAACCTACTTCATCGAACTGTTTATTAACGAACCCAAATACTTGGAACGCTTGCCCTTCGTTAAGATTATCAAAAACAAAAGCATGAACAGAACACGGAACAGGTTGGATAGCTCCGTTATAAACGTAAAAGCCTTTTTTATCCATCCAGAAAATACCATTAGGAGTATTTACTGCGGCGTTAGGCCCAATAAGACTGACGCCTTCGTTTAGTAAAACAAGCCCGAAAGTATTTGGTGGCCCAATAAACTGTAGACTATAAAGAGCAACGTCAGTCCAGATTAAAGTTTCTTGTCTCGCTCTGACTCCGCCGATTATTTCTGAACCAGCAGAACAACGTAATGAACCAGCAGTATTAGTAGCGAGTGGTTCCCATTCAGTAGCGTTTTCTTGATCAGAAAAAGCAACTAACAACGGGTCGATGGTGCCGCTTCGTGAACCACCACTTATCGGGTCTGCTCCTAAAACAATAACGTGTCTATCAATATCAGAAACTAAAACTTGTAATCCTTTAGTTGGAGCTTTATTAGCTCCTGCTAAAGAAGATAACGCAACGGCTCGGGTATTTAATCCGCTAGTTTTATCCCAGTAATAAATACTTCCTGCACGAGGATTAGAAATTAAATCTTCACCAAAGTTATCCATTGACCATAGGCGTAGTTGGTTAGCATCACCTAATGATGTTGTAGATCCCCATGTACCAGATCCCCATGTACCGACACCCCAACCTGTGCCATCAACAAAAACATCTAACCCAGAATTAATCTGATAAGTTCCGACGACACTACTACCTCCGTTACCAGTATCGCTACTGTTTGCAGTAACTTCTGCACCGCTGGTGTCCTTTGCTACAATCGTAAACGTATCAGCGGTCGGCACGGCGACCACTTGGTATTCTTGGTTCAAGACTGCAGCAGTCACGTTGCCACCTAGACTAGACGCGCCAGAGAACGTCACAAAATCTCCGTTTACCGCACCGTGTCCGGCGTCTGTAACCGTAATCGTGCTAGAACCGTTAGTTGCAGCGAAGGTAACATCTCCCGCACTGGTTGTTTCGCGTATCGGTGTTATATCGTTATAACTTGTGCCTTCTTGTATATAGAGCTTAAACCTCGTACCAAGACCAAGAAGTTTTGTTCCATCGAGGTCTACCCAGCCGTGGAGTTTTCTACCTGTTCCTTCATAAGAAGTTTGTATATATTTTTCCCAGCCGCCTATCTTTTCTGGTAATCCTTTACGAAACCGAACTAGATTAGCGTCGAACCACCCTCCTTCTGCAGAGTAATCAGTCCCTTCTTTATTAATCCCAGGATTAAATATATATTTTTGGAGAGGCATTACTGATGCTCTCCTGTGCGAATAATCTCAGTTACTTCGATAGCTCGGTTGCCAACTTGGGTAGCCCATCGACTGTCCATAAACTCGTCGGCTGCAACATCGAATTGTTCACGAGACATAGCTTCTAATGCTTTAACGAAACCACGGAGTCGTGTAAGACCAAGATTAAAACAAATATCAATCATCGCATCTTGTCGAGCTTCATTAAGTGCACGAAACCAATAATAAGTATCTTCAAGTTCTTCTCGTACACGTTTGATGTCGTTCGCTAGAAGATATTCGATTTCTTCTTCAGATAGCCCAAGCCCACCGTTCTCATCTATATTGCGCCCAACACCTACAGTGATCATATTTTCTGAACACTTATATGCATGACTACGCACACCTTCGTGACGCTTTAACATCCCTATTAGTTCAATACCCATTATTTCTCCCGACTTACGCCTTGAACTTTTTCGTATGATCTCATAGCCCCGAGACCAAGCATACCCATCATAACGGGTACTAACAGAGTAGTATCTATTTCTGGTACCTCTACCCATATACCGAGGATATTAGAAAGGATAGTGTTATAAAAAAGGCCCAGCGCACATACCCATCCGATACAAGGTCGCCAACCTGCAACAAACAAAGATTTAGAAGCCGCCTCAACTTTGTTGACCTCTAGCTGGCCTTTAGCAAGTTCTTGAGCATGACGCTCTGCAAGAGTACTTAACTCGAAAGCAATACGATTCTTTTCGTCTTTGTCTTCAATAACTTTGTCTAGTAACTGAGTGGCTGGGCCTATAAGTGATCCAAGTAAACTCATCGTTTTGCCATATACGCTGTAGCGCCGAAGTATAGTCCTACAATACTAGCCTGACTTAGAAATAACATATCGCTCAAAGACGCCAGAGTGGACAAACGAGACTCAGGAATGAAGGGCAGAAGTGGTAGTAAAGCGAAAACCACCATACTACTGAGACTAACCCAAGCCATTCGGCGTTGACTATCTGCTTTTTCTTCACGCAGTTCGATTTCAACAAGCTCTTGATTTCTTTGTAATTCTTCATCGCTCACGACCCCATCTCCGTCTAGGTCATATTGAGCATACCTTGATTTAGGTTCTAATTTTTTAGGACTCATTGTCACTCCGGTTTCTTCGGATCACGAAAGAATATCTTGGTGCCAGCATCTGATTGCGGTATTTCACGGATAGCGCAATAAGTGGAGAAGAATCGGTTATTGCTTAAAAGCTCATTGATCTTGCCCACCGATTGAGCATTGAGCGCGTTACTGTACTCAAGGCATGACGTAAGTTCTTGAAAGTAAAACTCTTGCCCCGTAGGTTGCCCACGCTCAAGAACGATCAGTACAAAAACCATCATCGTCATGCTTTAAGATCCACGATATCTTGCCGAAAAACCTTTGGGATTGAGGTCTGCACCTCGCCGTTGCGGAACTCGTAGATAAACTCAAAGTAGCGACTTACCGCTTCCTTTTGAACAAGAGACACACGCGAAATAGAATCTATTCTATAGGCATCATGGATCTCTTTGGGCCTGTAAAGTGGAGCATTCACACTATTTGGGAAGGGTGGTATTTCCATTATAGCCTACGCTTTTTCTCTACAGCCTGAGCTCTGACAGCCTTGGGTCTGAGTAGTTCCCAACTGAGTAGTTCTACGTCAAGTTGATGTGCAGTGCCTAAAACGCGAGACATGGTATTTTGCACATAAATCATCCCGCCATACTCACACTGCCTGTAGTTGTACCGCATCCACTCTTTTGCGATACAGTGGCGATACTGTGGCGGGTTGACTAATTCCAACATGCGCCATTCCCTAAGATCACAAAACAGGTTGGGGTTGGCAGGATCGTACTTTAGTTCTGGTTCTTCAGCATGATTTCGATCAGTTGTTGGAGCTTCTGATCTGACGCTTTCGCTGTCTCGGCCTGTTCCGCCAAGGAATCTACGATAGCCTCTATTTTTGTCGCATTGACTGCTGCTAATTTTCCCGTGGCTTGTGCCTCGGCAACAGTCTTTTCGACAACTGCTTCAATACGAT